CGTCGTATACACATACGCCGAGCTTGTGAACCTTCAGTACTCGGTCAAGCAGCAGTACCGAAACGCCGCGAAGAGCGGTTGGTTGATGAGCGACACGGCTCTCGGCCAGATCCTTGGCACGACTTCATCGTCGCTGCCACTGTTCCAGCCAGGCGGACAGGGTGGCGTTGATCGTCTCCTTGGCAAGCCTGTCTACACGGCTCCTGGCATCGCGGTCCCTGCGACCGGTGCTAAGGCTGTGCTGTTCGGTGACCTTGGTCAGATCAAGACCGCCATCGTTGGCGGCGTGACCGTTGAGGCTTCACGCGAGTACGCGTGGAACCTTGGCCTTGTTTCGTACAAGGTTCAGGTCCGTGGCGCGACCGGACTTGCACAGCCTTCGGCTGTCAAGTTCCTGAAGAACGCCTAATCAACTAGCTCGGCTAGTTAGTGGGGATGGGGAGCCGCTTCGGCGGCTCCCCTGAACCGCAAGTAAGGAGAACCTAATGCTCGTTCGACTTTGCAAGCGACGCGGTGAATATCCGTCAGGGGCTTTCGTTGATCTGCCAAAGGCAGAGGCGGAGAGCCTCATCGGCTTTGGCTTGGCTGAGGCTGTTGCAGATGTCGACGCAGAGGCACCAACGCGGCTCGTAGAGCGCGCGAAAGTATCAAAGGGTATGAGGACTGCTACCATCTCGCAATCGGAGCCTAGCGTCGCTCCTGAAGGGGAATAATGCTAAAGAATGGGCAGGTCACGATTGGCACAACTCCGACCCTGATCACGACAGGTGTAGTCGGTGCATCGTGGGTGAGCCTACACATGAGCGGCAACACAACTATCTATGTTGGTGATGCAGCCGTGACCACCTCCACCGGTATGGAACTGCACAAGGGAGTCACCGTAACGATCTGGCTGCCAGAGGCTGACAAACTCTACGGCGTAGTAGCGTCATCAACGCAAGTCCTAACCTACCTACATACAGGAGGCCGCTAATGAGTTATGCATCCCTCTCAGAGTTCAAGGCAGCCGTGGGGATCACCGACTCGACCGATGACACCGCGCTCCAGAATGTACTGGACGCAACCGACACGCTGATCGATCTCTACTGCGACCGAAAGACTGGCTTCGGCACAGCGTCAGAGACGCGCTACTACACGGCTGAGGACTACGAGTATGTGCTGACCGATGATCTCGTCAGCGTCACGACGCTTCAGACAGATGATGACGCGAACGGCACCTACGAGACCACCTGGACGAGCGGCACTGACTATGTGCTGGCTCCGCGCAATGCTGCGCTGGATGGCTTCCCTTACACCGAGATCGATACGAGCGTCACTTGGCCGCGCAACTTCCCCAAGGATGTCTATCTTGGCGTGAAGGTGGTCGGCGTGTTCGGATTCCCATCGGTACCGGCTGCAGTCAAGCAGGCTGAGATCATTCAGGCTGGCGCTGTGTGGAACAGCCGCACGGCGCCATTCGGCGTGATCGGATCGGCTGACCTTGGCGGCATCCTCCGTATGAGCCGCGCCCTGCACCCAGAGGCCGCACTCATCCTTGAGCCGTACCGCAAGCGCAACGGCTTGGCGCGATGACCGACCTGACTATCCTTGATGCCATTGCTGCTCGGCTAGAGGCGGTCACAGACCCTGCTGGCTATACGCTTCGCAAGGCATACGCCACGCCACCAGAGGGTTTGCCGGTCGTGCCTGCCATTGTGCTCTTCCCTGGCGATGACTCGATCACCATTGGCAATGGCAACCGCACCACGGTGCTGACCGTGGCGATCCGCCTATACCTGCTCCCAATCCCACGGATGGATGACAAGTACCGAGACCTGTACACCTGGCGCGCTTGGCTGCGAACAGCCTTTGATGGCGCTGTGACGATTAGTGGAAATGCCGTTCAAGTGGCAGTGACTGCTACTACACTCGGCACAGATACCTATGCCGATCAGGAATACCTGACCGTAGAAGCAACTGCGGAAGTCACGGTCTATGACACCGTGGCGTTCACCGCGTAAAGCAAGGAGATCGAGAGATGCCAACATTCGGCGCAAAGGCTCTGACGCGAATCGCTACTGCGTCGCAATCTGGCTTCGGCACGGCCGCCTCCATGGGCACCGCCGTTGGCGAGATTCTCTTCAACGAGACTGTCGGATCGCTCGACCTGGGCGTGACGGTTGATCTTGGTGAGACGGTATCCGTCGGCCGCCGCACAGCGATTCAGGCGAGCCAGCCAGTCATCACCGGACGCGCACCAATCCTCACCATTGCTGAGGGTCCTGCATCGCTCCGCACGCTGCCACTCGTCCTTGACGCAATCGGCGCGAGCACCTCAGGCACGGCTTCGCCGTACACCTGGACCTACTCGCCACTGCAGACAGATGTCGACACGCTCGTCTTCTACTCCTTCCTTGTTGAGGATGGCGTGCAGAAGTATCTCGTCCGAGATGCTGCACCAACCGAGATCACCTTCTCGGCAGATGCGAATGGCTTGCTCCAGATGGGCGCAACCTTTGCGGCGACCACGGTCACCTCATCGGCACTCGCGTTCCCTAACGCGATCCCTGCAAACCCATTCCTCCCTGGGCGCTTGATGAAGTTGAGCACCGACACCAACTTCCCAGACAAGGCTGGCTCAGGTGCCACCGACTACTCAACGATCTACAACTTCAACCTGACGGTGAACACCGGCGTAGGGATGATCACGGCACTCGATGGCAGCCTTACGGCTGCGACGGCCGCGCTAACTGGCGTGCTTGATGCAACGCTCACCTTCACGGTGGCGAGCAACTCGTCAGCCACGACGACCTTCCCAATCACCGACATCGCCACGCAGAAGTATCTGCGCCTGTTCGGCACGACTGCTGATAACTTCGGCGTGTGGATTCTCGGATCGTGGGAGATCGAGAACATCGTTCCGCTCTCAGCGGATAACGAGGGCGTGGTGGTCAATGAGGTCACCTGCCGACTGGCGTTCGACACGACCTCAGGCAAGTCGCTTGAGATCATCGTGGATTCGCCGCTGGCAACAGCGCCGTAAAGAGCAGCGCCTAGGGCGCTAGTAGGAGGGTCAATATGGACACGGTGAAGATCACCCTAGAGGGTGAGTACGCAGGCTGGACCGCTGAACTGCGAAAGCAAGTCTCGGCACGCATTCTGCTCGACTTGGAATCAGGCGTAGCGCACCGAGCGTTGAACGCCTTTGCACAACTGGTAGTCGCACACAACTTCAAGGGGCTTGATGGCAAGCCTGTTGCGGATGTGATGGATGCGCCAGTAGATGCACTGACGCAGACGCTTGAGGCGTGGGGCAAGGCGAACCAGCCAGACCCCAAGTAAGGCTCGCCGCCAGGCGGCTGGCGCTAGGACAATCGTTCTCGCCTCCGCCGGAGATCATCTTCAGCATCCTTGGGCAGAAGTTTGGGATGTGGCCAGATGAGGTAGCGAGCCTGCCGATAGAACAGGTGCTGCGCGAGTGGATGCTCCATGTCGAGATGCAGCCGAAAGGAAAGTAATGCCAGCAGGGATCATCGTAGAAGGCAAGTTCGATAGCAACTACGATGAACTGCGGCTCGGCTTCCTCAAGGGTTCCAACCCTTCAGCCTTCAAGCGCTTGGCATCGTTCGCCACATTGAACGCTGCGCGCACCTTGCAGAAGCCGATGCGCGACAAGGCACCGAAGGGTGCAACTGGCAAACTGCGAAAGAAGGTGCTCGCGCGTAAGGCGCGATTCAACAACCCAGCCGCCGTTGTCGGTATCAAGGGTGGGCGCAACGGCGTGTTCTACGGCTGGCTGGTAGTCGGTGGTACCGGCAACCGACGCACCACAGTCAACGGCACCTTCGCGGTGAAGCCAGTCCAGAAGCGACCGTTCATTGATGAAGTGGTAAAGAAGCGATCAAACATCGACCGAGCGGTAGAGTCATACAGTAAGACGGTGGCCGCGTTCTTCAACGACGAGCCATTCCGCAAAACCATCCTCAAGTTCAAGAGAGGTAACCAACGCTGATGGCTGGAAACCAGACCGCTAACTTTGTCGTAAAGGCAAAGGATCAAGCCACAGGACCACTCGGCAAGATCGGCACCTCCATGGGCAGGCTCAAGGCGAACGGCATCAGCGCCC